GGGATCGTGTCAAAGAGTTTTTCGGTCCCATCGCCTCGCTGTTCACCGTGCGTACCATGTGGACGGTGGCGCTGCTGGTGGCTTTGGGCTTTGCCTTTGGCTGGCGCGATGTCAAGCTGTTCGGGCTCTCGGCGGTGTGGTCGGTGGTCGGCGTGGCGATCGCCTACAACGCGCGCAAGTTCCTTGTGCCCGAGGTAAAGGGCAAGGAGTTCTACGAGCTGGCCAAGGCTGGCAACGTGGCGGCGGCTATTGTCACGCTGCGGATCGCGCTGGTCGAGGTGGCGTGCATCTTTGTGGTCGCCGTCACGGCGCTGTCGCGTGGTGTCTAGCCGTGCCACTCGCCGCCTTGCCGCCTGCTTTGCCGCCGCAATCGGCGCCGCACTTGCCTGTACTGGCGCGGGAGGCTTCGCGCCTGCGGTCCCCGGTCCCTGCCTTTATTCTGGCGGGCCAGGTCGACCACGAAACCGCCTGTCCACTCCCGAGAAAGTGCTGGAACCCCCGCGTGGAGTTCCGCACGTCGCGCGAGCAAGGGGCCGGCCTCGGGCAAATTACCCGCGTGTTCGGCCGCTTCGACGCATTGGCCGAGATGCGGGCGGCGCACCGCGCTGAACTGGCCGGCTGGTCGTGGGAGAACGTGGGTGACTCCACCTACCAGCTCCGTGCGCTGGTGCTCAAGAATCGCGACAATCACCGCGCCTTGTCGCCGCTGTTCGATGACCCGCTCTACCCGGTGCTCACGGCATACAACCGCGGCGTCGGCGGCATCCGCGCTGATCGCCGTTTGTGCCAGGTCACCAAGGGCTGCAACGCTGACCGCTGGGCGGGCCATGTCGAGCAGGCTTGCGCCGGCGGCAAAGCCGTCATCCCCGGCACCCGCCTGACCGCCTGCCAGATCAGCCGCAAATACGCGCCCGACGTGGTGGCGCGGGCGGGGAAGTATCGGGGCAAGCTGTGAACCCGCTCGCCGATCTCTCCGCCGCCGTCAAGCTCACGCTCACGCTGGTGGCGCTGGTGCTGGTGGGGTTGCTGCTGTGGTGGCTGTCCACCTTTTTCTCGGCCAAGACGGAGCTCAAGGCGATTCGTCGTGGTGATGCCGCGATTGCCGCCCAGGCCAAGGTGAACAACGCCAAGGCCCGCGCCCGTGATGCCGAAACCGATGCGCTGGCCACCGCCACCCGCCAGCAGGCCGATGCACTTGCCAAGGATCTCGCCCGTGAAAACGCTCGCTTTGATAGCGCTGCTCGCGCTGAGTATTACCGCCTGCTCAACCACGCACTTCGCGGCGCTGAGTGACGATCTCGTCGAACGGCTGGACCGCTGTGAGCGGCCCCGGCAACTGCCGCCCGAGTGGCTGACCTGTGCGGAAGATGCCGAAGCCTGCCGCCGCGCGATCGAGGCGCCGCTGCACGTAGAAAACGCGCAACGCCATCACCGCTGCGCCGACCTGATCGACGACGTGCGACGCGAAGCCGAAACCGCCAGGCTTCGATAGCCGCCGCATCCGCCGTAGCCGCGATTAGCAAAGCGGAATCGAGGGGCGCACGGTTGCCCTCGATTTCACTGCGTTTCATCGAGGCTACGCAATACCTTTCCCCGTCTAAGCCAACACCCACAAGGGCTACCCAATGATTTTGCAAAAACTCGACTCTATCGGAAAACGCCTTGCAGCCATTGTGCTGTGCGGGTTGGTGGCCATTGCTGTTGCTGGCTGCGGCGCCAGCGCCACGCAGATCGCCGCGCAGAACAAGCTGACGCTGGATATGTACCGGGAAACGCTTGCCCACAACGACAAGCAAGCCGATCGCACGGTGCAGGCCAACAAGGATCTGCTCGCCCTGCAGGAAAAGCGCCTCACTGCCGAAGCCGAAGCCAAGCGTGTGAAGTATGGCGCCATGATGACCATTGCCGTGCAGGCCGATGCCGGTGGCAAGGCGGCTATCGGCATGGCGCTGGCGATGGAAGGGGCGAACGGTGGCGGCAAGGCGGCCGATGAGTCCAAACTGATCGCCGCGCCGGCGCCGATCGCGCCGCCGGTGCTGCAGCCGCTCAAGTCCACCGGCGAGGTGATGGCCGATCTCGGCAAGGCGGTGCTCAATTCGCCGCTGATCCCAACCATCGGGCAAATCACGTTGGGCGTGGTGCAGGCTGGTGTGCAAAAGGCGCAAAGCCGTGACAATGCGGCCACCACGCAGGCCATGTATGCGATGTTCCGGGGTGTCAATGCCGACACGGCTGGCGCGCTGCGCGACTTGGGCGGTCATGCGATCGACGGCTTGACGACGGTTGGCAGCAAGCCCACCATCAACATCACGGGCGATGACAGTAACGTTGCCTTGGGTGGCAACGCGGTGCGAACCAACACCGTGCAATGCCCGCAGACGGTGGGCGGCACGGCGGGCAACGGCGGCAGCGGCGGCATGGCCGGGGCGGGTGGTAATGCAGCCTCGGGCGGCAACGGCGGCAGCGGCGCTGGCGCGCTGGGTGGCGCCTCGGGCAGTGCTGGCGCGGGTGGCGCAGGCGGCCCCGGCGCATCGGGCGGCCCGCTCAGTATCCAGGCCACCAGCAACTGCACGGCGGGCAAGTAGCCATGGCTGAGGAGGGGGATCATGTCACCGACGACTACGGCAACGAAATACTTGATCGTCGCCGCCGCATGAGTGAGGATGAGCTCAAGCGGCTAGCCGAGGCGGTGGCGAAAGCCACCGTCAAAGAGGTGTTCGATCAGCTCGCGAAGGAGACCGGTAAGGGTATCCTCAAACGCCTATGGTGGGGCGTGATGCTGCTGGTGGGCTTCCTAGCGCTCAAGTTCGGCATCGTCAAGTTCCCGGCGTAGCGGGGGTGTGCATCGCTGGGGTGCGGCGTGGTCCGGCATAACCGGGTCCCATGCGCTCCCGTACAAAAGCGTTCATGGCGTTGCTGACCAGGTGCGACAGGTTGTGTTGGTCGGGTAGCGAGTAAAGCTGAATCAGTCGCATTTGCTCAACGAGGCGCTGGCCGGCCGCTGCTGCGTTCGTAGCAGAAACCGTAAGCGCTTGGCTCGCCGCGTGATAGGCGTGCAGCGATGCGATCGCCCGATACCATGCTCGCGACCGATCGGCGCTAAGGTAGTGCTTGCTGTGCCGCCGATACATCGTTGCGGCCTGCCGTTTCAGGCGGGTGCGGTGGTTCATGCGTCGACGCGGTTCTGTATGCCGCCAACGGCAAACGTCTTGATGTTGTGCCGGTTGAAGTATTCGGTAATCATCTCGGCGGCTTCAATGATCTCGGCTGGAACAGGTAGCTGTCGGTCTCCTGCCTGTTGTGGTGCGGGCAAACTTGCCGCGTGGTTGGTGTTGATAATCATGGTGGCTCCTGTAGTCCCGTGGCTCCGTAGCCTCGATTAGCGAAGCGTAATCGAGGGAAAGGGTTAATCGGGGAATGCTTCGTGCTTGACGCCGTCGAGAAGGTTGCCGGTAGTCTTGGTCCCCCAGCGATATACCGGATACGTCTGGAAAAAATCAACGCCGTTTTCACCGCGATGAACGGTGCCGTCCATGTGTACCCAGCATTCATCGGTGTGGTTGTCGTTGTCGGGGCCGTTGTCCGCGTCGCACCACTCCCCCCACTGCTTGAAAAAGAACGCGACGCCAGCGGCGCGGCATTGCGCGGCCAGCGAGCGGAACCAATCGGGATGCGACGGCCGCGCGTGCGGTCCGCTTTCGCCGCCGGCGATGACCCAGTCAATCCGCTCATCGGCACATGGACAATCAATCGGTGTGCCTTCGTCTGACGACGGGCATTCGCCGCAGAGTGTCATGCGATGCAGGTAGCAAGATCGCAGATCAATCGCCCCCAGCATCGGCTCAATCGAGAGAAACCGCTTCGCCGCCGGTACTGCCAGCAGTTTCGGGATGTCTCGGTCCGCCTCCTGCTGGTTGCAGATGGTGATGCCGAGCCAGACGTTTGGCCACGGCCATGCGGCGCGAGGATTGATTGGAGCGGGTTGCGACATCAACGCAAACGCTAGCATGTTTTCGACGTTGCCGATGCGCTTGGTCAGCAGTTGCCAGGTCAAGTGCGGCGTGGCGGCGATCAGGCGGAACAGATCGTCCCGCCATGTGGGATCAACCTCGTTGTCAAACACGTCCGCCAGCGACGCGCAGAACACCCGCCGGTTGCGGCCGTGCTTGCGGTAGAACGCCTCGTGTTCGCGCTCCCACTGCAGCGGAAGCTTCCAGTTCGCCGCGCTGGTGCGCACGCGCGGCTTGCCCGGCCCCCACTCCGCGCGCTTGAATCGCCCCTCGACCAGCGTTTGCGCGTAGCAGTGATCGCAGGCCGGGCTGACCTTGGTGCAGCCCATCCACGGGTTAAAGGTGCTGTCGGTCCAGCCAATTCCGGTTTCGGTGCTCATGATTTTTTGGAGGTTGGGTTGACCAGGGGTTTTGTGTCGGCACACTTGGGGCAGGTGGCTCGCTTGGCGCATGTCGCAACATCAAGTAGGTCCATCGGCAGATGGGCGACCGTCCAGACGTGGGCGCACTCCGGTTTGCGGCATTTGGCTTGGAGGATGTTGTTGCTCTGCTCGCCTTGCAGGACAAGCGCTTCACCGCGCTGCGTTTTGCGGTATTTGGCTTGGATGGTGTTGCTGCTCATGATTTAGTACAAGTTCTCTGAGTAAAGGGTGCCGCCGTTGGCGGTGTCGCCGCCGCAGCGGTATCGGATCTGCCCGGCCGCAAGCGCCACCTGCCAGGCTTCGGTGCGGGTCATGAAAACGCCGTATTGGTCGATGAAGCCTTGGTTCTCCCGGTCTGGAAATATTGAGTTTTCCGTATATTCGCCGGCTTCCACGGCCCACTTATCTTGCGTCTGCATGACTAAATCGTGGTGACGTGGGCCGATCACCTGATAGCCATGCGGCAATTTCAGGATGGCCGCACACACTACGCGCCGCACCTTCGGCGCCGTTGCGGCATCCGGGATGCCGGCCAGCGGGTCGACGGGCTTCTCGGGTGGCGGTAGCGCGGCGCCCGGTGCCTTGTCCGCCCCGCGAGCGGCCATGATGTTGGCGGCGCCAGCGCGCACGATGCTGGCTACCTGTCGCTCCAGGTTCTCGACGCGCTGCTCAAGGGTGATGGGCAACATATCGGCTGTAAATGATTTCGCCATATCGTTGGGCGGGTAGGCGTCCTCGATTCCGCTGCGCTGCATCGCGGCTACGGGGTGGGTTGGTTGTGAGTGGTCGGTGTTCATGCTGCTTTGCTTTCGATGGTGATTGGGATGTTGTCAGCGGCAGCAATGCGCTCGCCGATCCAGCGCGCGCACGGCACTGCCCAGGAGTTGCCGAGGGCTTTGTAGCGCGGGCCGTCGGCGGCGGGTTTGTAGTAGTGCCAAACGCCGTTGTCGTCTTCAATGGCGATGACGTCATCGGCGGTGGCCTTGCTTTTGCCGTGCGGCACTCGTGTGTAGTCGTCGGGGAACCCCTGCAACCGCTCGCATTCGCGCGGGGTGAGTCGGCGCACTTGCATTCCGGTTTGCACGGCTTGCACTTCGCTGCGCGCCTCAAGCGTGTAGGCGGCGTTGTCGGTGCGCACGCCGATGCCGTCTGGTCCGCTGGCGGGGTTTTCGCGGGTGGCGGCGCCTTGGATGGCGATGGCGGGCGCGTGCGCGCCTTTGGTCAGTGTGTGGCATGGGTCGCCCGGTTGCGGGTTGCTGCGATTGGTGGCGCTGGTGACCTGCGTCGGGTCGAAGGCGATGGCCGGCATGACGCCTGCGTTGGCGTGGCTGTCGGCATGGCCGCCGGCGCGCAGCGTGGGCGCAAGATTGCTCATGGCATCGGCGCCGTGGTCCTTGGCGCTGAAGGCAATCGGCACCAACGGCGTGCCGCGCCCGGTGCCGTCCTCGCTGGCGTCGAAGCCTTCGCCGCGCAGGGCGTGGGTGACGTAAGGAATGAGCTGATCGCACGTATCAACGGGGGTGCCCGGCGGTCGGTCTCCGCCGGTGTTGTTGCCTTGCGCGAGTAGTGTGCTGCTGACGTCGGGAACCGCGATCAGGTTGTGGTGCTCATCCCCTGCGGGCCCTGCGGGCCCTGCGGTGCCCTTGGCCCATTTGGCGCTCATGGCTTGGCCGACGATCTGCGGTATCAATCCGCCGCCGAGCTCGAAATCGGTGCCGAGTCCGCCACCGCCTTGAGTGCGTTCGCTAAGGGTGCCGGCAACGCCTTGCCCCGTTTCTCGGCGCGGCGCAGGACGCCCCTGCAGGCTGTGGCGCTCAAAAAGTACCGCGGCGGCACGGCGCCAGTCTCCAAGATGTCCGACAACAAACACACGGCGGCGTCGCTGGGCCACTCCGAAGTATTGAGCGTCAAGAACGCGGTAGGCGAACCCATACCCGAGTTGCCCCAGCCCGCCGAGGAAGGTGCCAAAATCTCGTCCGTCGTTTGATGACAGGACACCGGGGACGTTCTCCCAAACCAGCCAGCGGGGCCGATATTTGTCAGCAATGGCAAGATAGGTGAGCATGAGGTTGCCACGCGGGTCAGCCAGTCCCTTTCGGAGTCCGGCGACGCTGAATGACTGGCAGGGGGTGCCTCCGCAAAGAAGGTCAATTGGTTCATCGGGTAAGGGCCAATCCTGAAATTTGGTCATGTCGCCGAGGTTCGGCACGTTGGGGTAATGATGCGCGAGCAGTGAGCACGGAAAGGGCTCGATCTCGCTGAAGGCCCAAGCCTTCCAGCCGAGCGGTGCCCAGGCGACGGAGGCGGCTTCGATGCCGGAGCAGACGGAGAGGAAGCGCATTGCTATGCCGCCTCGCTCGTTGGTATCGTCAGCCAGTCGCCGTAGTTGCGCCCGACCATTTGGTTGGCGGTGGCTTTGTCTTCGGTGGTCGGCTGCTGCGGTGCGTTATCGTAAGGCGCGTGCACTGCGATGACGCGCATGATCTTGTCGTTGCGCCTTGGTGTGCAGAATGGCTCGGTATCAAGTAGCGGCATGAACAGGGTTCCGCCGATGCGGCGTGGGTCTCCGTATTGGCTCATGCCGCCTCGCTCACCGGCGCCAGGTCGTAGACCCATACGATCGGGTTGGTTTGCCACGACGCGACACCGTGCAGGCCCATCCAGAGCGCCCTGTAGGCTTCGTATGGGCTTTGTTCCCACAGTTGCCATGGCCAACCGATGTCGTCATTGCCGGGCCAGCCGTCGCGGTCGGGGATGCCCCATTTCCACGTCTGGCCGCCGTCCTTTGATAGCTGGGTCAGTCCCTCCTGCATGGCGTCGAGGTCGCTGATGACTTGCAATCGTTCGGCGCGCACGCTGGCCACGGTGCGGACGATGCGCGCGGCGCGGCGGGGCATGTGGATGCTGTTGCGGTGCTTCCAGCCCTGCGCCTTGAGGGTGGGTTTGTCGTCGTCGAAAATGCAGTCGGCGTCGTAGGCGAAAGGCTCCCACGTATCGGCGCCTTCGCGCATGTCGCGCTCGCTGCGTTCGGGGCGCTCCCATGTGCCCTCGCGGGCATAGAGCAGGGCGCCCGGTTGGATGCGCGGGTAGATGCGTGCCCATAACTCGCCATCGGTTGAGTCGCCGCGCTTGACGTGTAGATACGGGCCGGGGTTGCCGGCGGGGCTTGGTCCGCCGTCAACATATGCTGTTGACCAGTCGAGCTTCATCTCCGCCCAGCGCTTGGCGCTGACGCCGTACCCGTCCACCAGTGAATTCGCGGCCGTAGGCAATCGCCGCGTCTGCCGCTTCGGGTGCTGCGTGCGCAGAAACGCGCGGATCATTGCCTCGGTGAATAGCAGGCCGTGTTGTTTGGTGGTCATGCGGCGTCAATCAATAGGGTTTGGCCAAGTCTGCTGTTCTGCAGTGCGTAGACGTTGCTGGTGCCGTAAGCCACCAGGCAGATCGGTGCGCCGCTGTTGAATGCGGCGCGCTCGCCGGTGACGTAGTGAAAGTGCGGTCGACCACGCAAAAACAGAATCGCTTGGGCGACTCCCCAAACCGACTCGAAGAACATGCGCGTTTCGGTGCGCGCCGGGATCAACGCGATACCGTTGCCGTGCCACGCCAATTTGCGCATCCATGCTGCTGCGGCGGCTCCAAATGGCGGGTTCATCCATACGCGTCCGAACCACTCGTGTTTCAAGCCGTCATCAGCAATGGTGAAATGTGTTCCCGCGGTCGGCCACGGGCGATTCAATGGCGAGCATGGGTCAAGATCAAAATTGCCGAGTGCTTTTAGGATCTCGGGAGGGGTTAGCCATTCGTCGTTTTTCATGCGTGCCGACTGATGGCCGCTGAGGCTTAGAGTGCGGCTCATGCGAAATGCTTTCGCCAGATGCGCTCAACGATGGCGACTTGTTTGTCTGAGAGGGTGGTGCTGTCTTTGCTGGCCGCTTTGTATTTGGCGACCACGCTGTTGACAAAACCCTCCTCCCATTCCGTCAGGTCGGGCTCTTTGCGCAGCATGTCGGTGCTGCCGCGCAGGCCGTCGATCTGTTCGATCATGGTGCCGACTGATACGGTGCGGGGCATTACGCAAACCCCCACACGGCAATGCCGCTGATAAGTGTGGCGATTGTGGCGACGATTAGCAAGAAGCTGATCGGCGTAAGTGGTGATGAGCGACGCCCGTATACTGCTTCGTCAATGAACGCGAGAACAACAAACGCGATGAAGCAGATCGCGCTGCTGGCGAACAGGGCTTTCATCAGTACGCCTTTCCGCCAGCCTGCGCGCGGTTCTCTGGCTTGTGATCGGCGCGCTGCTGGTTGTAGGCGAGTTTTTCGACGATGGCGCCGGCAAGGTCCATGTCGTAGGCGCCGGCCAGGTCAAAGATGCGGATAACGGCGTCGGCGAGCTCTACCTCGCGCATGTCGCGGTGGGGCAGCTTGTCGTCCTTGATGCCCTTGCGATCGCCCTCCATCGCCTCGGACAGCTCGCTGACAATGAGCATCAGCTTGTTGCTGAAACAGTAGGGGTTTTGCGTGATGCTGGCGTGCTCAAGACTTGCCCAGTCGGTCCACCAGCCGGCACGGTGGGCGAGGTTGTGGCATACCGTTTGAAGTGTGCTGGCGCAGTACGCCATGTCGCCTGTGTCGATACAGAAAAACAGGCCGACAGCATCATTGCCTTCGAGTAATACTGTTTCACCCGAATCAACCATGCCGAGAAACGGTTCCGGTGCGTTGATGATGGGGGCAAAATTGGGGGCATGACTAGATGCCGGCTTGACGAAAGCATCGGTGATATGCGGGTGGCGGCCAGATTCGTGGCTGTCCGTCCCTCCGCCATCGCCCTGTTCGCTGGCGTTCGCTGGTGTTTGATTTTCCGTTGTTTCCATAGTGCTGGCTCCTGATTGGTGTCCGTTAGTGTTTGTTGCTGTTCGGTTGTGACTGGCGCGTGATGGGGGCAGAATTGGGGGCATCGTCCGCGTTCCCTTGGGTTTTGCCCCCATGTTGACTGATGCTGCTTGCCGGCGCGCTGTGTGCGCTGCCGATCGCGCCTACTCGCGTTTTGCTGACTCGGGTGGGCTTTACCTCGAGGTGTCTGCCGCTGGCACCAAGGCTTGGCGGTGGAAGTACCGCGTTGCGGGTGTTGAGAAGCGGCTGACACTGGGGCGTTACCCCGAGGTGGGTTTGGCGGCTGCCCGCGTGGCGCGCGATGCGGCGCGCTTGGCGCTGCGGCAGGGTGTTGACCCAGCGCACCGGCAGCAGGCTGAACGCGCGGCCGGCGTGGCCCAGGCGGTGCGCCCGGCGCGGCAGTTCGAGGCGATCGCCCGGCGCTGGCATGCGGGCTGGCGCGGCAGCCGGTCGATCAAGTATGCCGACCAGGTGCTCGCCCGATTGGAGCTTTACGTGTTCCCGGATCTCGGGGCGCGTGATGTGGGCGCGCTGCGGGCGGCTGACTTCGTGCGCTGTGTGAAGGCGATCGAGGCGCAGGGTTACGGCGAGGTGGCGCGGCGTGTATTTGAGTGCTGCGGCCGCGTGATGCGCTACGCGGCAGCGGAGCATGACGACGTGCGCAACGTGTGCGCCGATGTGGCGCCGGTGGATGTGTTCGCCAGCCGCACCGAGCGACATCATGCCTTTGTGCCGCTGGATGAGCTGCCCGGCCTGCTGCGCGCGATGGATGCCTACCCCGGCGCCATGCTCTCGCGCGTGGCGCTGCAATTGCTGGCGTTGACCTTTGTGCGCACCAGCGAGCTGATCGAGGTGCGGCTGGGCGAGCTCGACTTGCCCAATGCGCTGTGGCAGATACCCGCTGCCCGCATGAAGGCGCGGCGGCCCCATGTGGTGCCGCTGGCTCGCCAGGCGGTGGCGCAGTTCGGGCTGTTGATCGAGCATGCCCGCGTGCATGGCCGCATACAGCGCACGGGGCCGGCCACGGTGCTGTTCCCCAACCGCAGTGACCCGACGCGCCCGATGAGTGATAACACGGTGCTCAAGGCTATTGAGACGATGGGCTACAAGGAGCGGATGACCGGGCACGGCTTTCGCTCGATCGCGAGCACGGCGCTCAATGAGATGGGCTGGCGGCATGATGTGATCGAGGCGCAGCTTGCGCACATCGACCCCGACCGCGTGCGAGCGGCGTACAACCATGCCAAATACCTGCCGGAGCGGCGCGCGATGATGCAGGCTTGGGCGGATCATTTGGAGGGGTTGAGGGTTGGTTAGTTGATGGTGGGCTCGCTGCAATCGGCTTTTGCGTCGCGAAAGTGTTGCAGCATTTTTTCTGCGCCTACCAGTGCGTTGTCGTATCCGAAATCGGCGGCCATCGCTCCAAAGGCTGACACGACAAAGCCGATATAGAGGTTGGCCAACTTTTGCGCGTCGTGGTGTTTGCTGGTCTCGCGGATGGCGGGGATGCAGAACTGCTGAAATATCTTGTGGCCGATTTCTTCCGGTGTTCCGGTGATGGTGATTGGATATGTGCTCATGCCGCTTTCCCGTAGATCGGTTTCAGGTTGTTCTTGTAAAGGTCGAGGTGGCTGCGCCAGCAGAACGTGCAGCGGCCGTCGTTGTACAGCGGCGGCAGGTTGCCGGCCTTGCTGCGCTCGTAGACGGTGCTGCGCGCCTTGATGCCCAGCTCGGCCATGATCTTGGCGATCGGTACCGCCGTGTCTTCCGGCGCGATGGGGGTGGTGGTCCAGTTGATGGGCATGGTGTTCCCTCGATTACGCTTCGCTAATCACGGCTACGTGCTGGTTAGTCCTTCGTGCGCGGTGCCAGCTTGAAGACTTTGTATTTGTCGTTTCCGGCGCTGACGCGGTTGTAGCTGGGTGAGACGCCGGTGCGTTCGCCGCGTTTGTTGCAGCGTGAAATGCGGTACTGGATTTCTCCGTTGCCGTGGAATGTGGGGCAAACTTCCTCAACGCGGTAGTAGGTGTCGGTGTACTCCGGGCGCTGGCGCACCAGGATGCTGCCGGCGGTGATGGGGTGAGTTTTGCGGAGCGCTTCGCGTTGCTCTTTTTCGTAGGCCCACAGTTTTTCGCCTGCCGCTTCGTGGGCGGCAGACAATGACTTGTGTTTGGCCAAGATTGCGGGATTCAGTTTGGTGGCTGGCGATGCTGGCTTTTTCATGGTGGTCCTTGGTATTAGCGGTAGTGGTTCATTGATGCGAGTGCACCGAAAGCGCCAGCGAGCAACGCTCTTGCTTTGAGCCTTTCGCTACGCAGGTCTGCCGGATGGGGTGGCGGCGCTTTGCCGGCTTGCTCGGCTTGGGCGCGGGCTTCTTCGTAGCGGCGTAGTTCTTCCTCGCGCTGGCGTGCGCGCTCGGCGCGACGCACGGCGGCTTTGCGTTCGTCCCGCTCGATCGCTTGCGCGATGCGCTGCTCGCGGGTGCCTCGGGTTTTGGCTTCACCCATGATTAGTCAACCCCCACGTCGCCGCCGCCGGGCGCTTTGAGGGTTTCCATCAGTTCGCGTTGCAGCTCGCCGATGGCCCATACGAGCGCGAGGGCGCTGATGTCGCGGCAGGTGGTGCCGTTGCCTGAAAAGCCGCGCACGACGATGCGGTTTTGGCCGGGCTTGGGGTTGCCGTGAATGGTGACTTTGCCCAGTTTGGTGATGCTGGCGGGGTCGGCGTCAAGCATGGATGGCTCCCTCGATTCCGCTGCGCTGCATCGAGGCTACGGAGTTGCTGTTCGTTGCCTTGCAGTCTTGCGGCATCTTGCAGCCAAGAAAACAATCGTGGTGGCAGATGATTGGATTCGGCTTTGCGATCTGTGCCAGGCGGTGGGTGCTGAGGATGGCGCGGCCTTGGTCGGTGAGGTGTTGGCCGATGATGTCGTCGCGGTCGTTGCGTGCGTAGTCGGCCCAGCCGAGTTGCAGGCAATGCAGCGTGGCGGCGCCTTCGCCGTGGGCGAAATGGCCGGGGTTCTTTTCGAGAAATTCGAGCACGCGAATGCGGGGTGGGGTGGGGGTGGGGTTGAGCTTCATTTCTGGCCTGCAAACAGGTTATCTATTGGCGAGCTGCTTCCAAGGTATCTGCTGCTTGACGATGAGAGTTCGCTACATCTTCGAGGTAATCCTGAAGTTTCCGCAGGGTGCGAGCCAATGTTTTTTCGTGTGCGCAAGCCATTGGGCGTGATCTCGTCCCGTGGCCGTAGTACGTGGCCTCATACAGGATTGGTTCCATCTCTCCTTTTCGCGATACAACGAGCGTCGATAGACGGTTTGATCCGCTGGATTGAGTGCCTGTGGCTTGCAGTGCTTTTGAGTTTTTCGTCCTGTGAACTGTCCACAGGTAGCCAGGCATGATGTTGACCAGTTCGTCGCGAAATTCTTTGCTGTTCACGCTGCCGCTCCTGTGTGCTTCCATCCGCCCAGCCAATAGCTGTCGCTCTGGCGTTTGGCGATTTCGTTCTTGATGCTGAGGTCGGTGGCGGCTTCTTTCCATGTGTCCCAGCCTTTGACCTTGATGGCTTGGTTGATAAGCCGGGCCGCGAGGGTGTGCAGTTGTTGCAGATCGGCCTTGGTGGGTGCGGCGCCGGCGAACAGGCTGGCGAGCCGGTTGTTGCCTGCGCGTTCGTCGTCGCGCGGGAACGGGGTGCCGTTGAGGTAGAGACCGCGGGTAAGGCCAAGCCATAGGCCCGAGAGTTCGACCAGCATTTGCTCGGTCATCGCCGGGGCGGTGGGGTCGTCGTAGGTGTCAATCCATGCCTTGAGCGCTGCCATCGGCGCGAACGAGGCATTGGCCATGACAACGATGCGCGGCGCGCTCAGTTCGACCGTGCGCGCGCTGTAGCGCAGGTGTTGCGCTGGGCTGCGATGCTGGGCGGCGCGGCGTTCTGCTCGGTTCATTGCTTACCTCAAGAACAGGGTGTAGAAGTCGCTCACGGTGCCGGTGTAGCTCGCTGCGCTGTAGGGCCAGGGGCATGCGGTGGCGGTTATCGGGGGTGGCATGCCGGGCTCGGCTTGGCGCGAGGCGGCGGCATTGATGAGCACGCAGGCGGCATCGGCCTCCTCCTTGGTGGGCGCGGCGTGGTGTTCGTCGTGCGGCAGGAGGTGGACGGCCCATAGCTGGGTGCTCGATGGTGTGGTGTCGTCTTCGCTCATGTCACATCTGCGCCAGGTGGTAAATGCCGCCGCCGGTGATGTAGGCGGCAAAGAGGAAGTCGAAGAAATGCTCCCACGGCTTTTTCTCAATGATGGTGGTTTGGTTGATGAGGCGCCATGCGTGTACTACGGCGCTCATGCCAACGATGATGACTACTAGCCACAGGTAACTTTTCATGCTTTCTCCGCGTGTTTTGGTGAGAGCGCGCCGGGGGTAAACGCGCCCTCGCCAAAACGGGCTCGGGTGAGCCCGAGTGGTGTTAGCTGATCGCGTTGATGTTGGTGATTGGCTTGCCGCGGTAGATCGGCTGGCCGATGCCGGTGCGGATGGTCTCGACCAGCTTGTCGGTGACAAACTCGAAGGTGTATTCCGGGTTGATGAGCTGGTAGCTGATGGTGAGGCGGCCGGTCTCGGTGTTGATGCGGTAGCGGAAGTGCGCCTCAATCGCGTAGGGTTTGTCATCCACAAACACGGGGATGGCAATGGCGAATTTGTCGGGCACGGTCAGCTCGCCGCGCTCGCCGGCGGTGGCCTTGCTGGTGCTTTCAAAGGCGAGCTTGGTGTCGCCATTGGCCTGTCGCACCATGCCCTTGAAGGCGGCGGTTTGCGTGGCGTCCATCGTCTCGGCGATCTTGAGCAGGTCGGCGGCTTCCGGGCTGGTGAAGTCGAGGCGGTTGGCTTCGATGAATTCGGCGAACGCGGCCTGTGTCATCTGCTTGCCGTTGTTGTCACGCCAGGTTTTCCACTGGCGCGAGGTGTCGGTGGCGTAGGTGACGATGTGATCGTGCCAGCCGCAGTTGTCTTGATCTTGCTGCCCGTTCATGACGGCGATAAATTGCGCGCCAGCGGTGTTGCTGGTGAAGAATAGTTGCGTGCCGCCGGTGATGTAGCGCGCCACGTAGGCGATGAAATCCAGCGGGGCTTGCAACGCCACTTGGCCGCGCATGCGGCGGGGCTCTGGGTATAGGTGTTCCAGGGCGCGCACGCTTTCGTTGCCGCTGTCATCTTTCAGCAGGATGAAAGGCAGCGTGGGCATGTCGCTCTCGTCGGTGAGCATGCGCGGCTGGTTGAAATCCACCGGGCGCAGATCGGCGGCGGTGAGTTGCAGGGTGGGTATGCTGCCCAGCGGGGTGTTGTGATCGGGTTCGTTCATGGGTTGCTTTCGGGGTGGGTGGCTGATGGTCGGGGTGCCGCTTACGCGGCTGCCTCGTTCGCTGGCGGGATCTGCTGGCCTTGCGATGGGGCCAGGTTCACCGGCGCGGCCTGCGGGGTTTGCAGGGCGATGGCGACTGATTCGAGTGTGGGTTGCGCGACGGTGGCGACTGGTGCGGCCGGCTTGTCGCCGATGACTTCGCCGGTGACGCGGTCAACCGGCACGTAGATGACCTCCGGTTTGGGGGTATCAACGGCGCGAATGCCAGGCAGGTCCGGCTGTTTTGGGTCGCTGCGCTGCAGGGTGCCGTCTTCGGTGGCAAACATGGCGTCGGCTGCGCGGTCGATCTTGGGCGGCGTGACCTTGATCTCATCCTGAATGACGAGGTGCCCGGTATTGGGGTTGGGCACCAGGTCGAGCACGACGACAAAGCGGCCCTTTTTGCCGGTTTCGGCAACCTGTTTGACAAGGCCGGCAAACGCTTCGCCGGCTTGATCGCTGAAATGCCCGCGGCGCTGATCGGCGACCACTTGGGCGAATGTTTTGGGCATGATGGCTCCGGGTTGGGGTGGGTGGATCTGCGCTACGAGTAGCTACTTGTTGCGCATGAATTCGAGGGTGCCGAGAATGCCGATGGCAAGCCCGACCATGAACGCCGACGCCACGATGATGGCGGCGGTTTGAGCGCTGGCGATGGCTTCGGTGAGCATCATTACTTTTCCAGCTCGGCAATCGCGCGGACGTGCTTTTGCACGTCGTTGCTGCGGCCGGTGAGGTTGATGGTGAGCTGCCCGGTGGCCATGCGCATGGCGGTGGCGCGCAGTTGCTCGTTCTGCTCTGCCAGGCTGGCATTGCGGTGGTCGCGCTCGTCAATCGCGGGCTGCGCACAAACCAGCCAGGTGATAGCGGCGCTGCCGATGGCGATGGCAATGCGCTCGCCGATCTGGCGGCGGTGATCGCGCAGCCAGGCGCCGGCACGGGTGAGCCGGCTGGCATAGCGCTGGGCGCGCTGGGCCTTGGCCTTTTTGCGATCAGCGCGTGCGATGACGGCGTCGTGGTTGAGGCCGGTGACGTAGGGCAGTGCGGCGAGCTTGCGCTGCTGCTCGGCCCACTGGCGCAGGGCGTAGAGGGGGTTCATGCGGCTTTCCTTTCGCTGCGGGGCATGACTTCGATCAGTTCGGGCCAGACGATGCCGGGCTCACGGCTGGTGCCGCGCAGGGTGGCGAGCGCGCCCAACATGGCGTCGGCGGCGCGTGCGTAGTCGGTTTGATCGTGCACGCTGATGCTGATTTGCGGTGCGTACTGCATCGAGATGGCGGTGGCGCGACGGCGTGTGTCGGCGTCGCGAACAACCTTGGCCAGCGCAATGGCGCGGTCAAGCATGGCGTTGCCGCGATCGCGTGCGCGCTCGGCGCAGCGGTGCAGCAGCGCGGGGCTGAAAATGCCGCAACGGGCCAGCGCGCCTTGGCGGTTGGTCATCTGGCGGTAGGCGTCCAGGTGCACGTCGGCGCGCAGGCGTTGCCGTTCGAGAAACTGCGCGATGGCCCATTGCACGTCGCGCTGGTCGTCGATCGGCTTGATCGGCCGGCATGAGGAGGCGGCGCCGGTGTTGCCGGCGGCCACGGTGGCGCTGCTCATGGTGCGGCGCCTTATTTGCGCTTGCTGGTGGGCTTGGCTTTGGCTGCGGCGGCAGCCTTGGCGCGACGCGCCCGCCGGGCTTGGTTCTGCGCTACGCGGCGCGCTTCGTCGGCGGCTTGCTGAAACTCGTTGTCGGCCTTGATCTGGCGCAGCTCTTTCTGCAGGGCCAGTACGGTTTGACTCAGTTTGGTGACTTCGTCGTCGCGGCTGGCGGCTCCTTCGGCTTTGGCGGTAGCGATGGCTTGCTCGGCGGCGGCCTTGTTTGCCTCGATCTGTTCCTCAAGTGCTGCCTTGGTTTCGTTTCGGGCGTCGTCGGCGGCGAGTCGAACGCGGATTTTCTGCGTGTCCTCCAGGCTTTGTGTCGTCGTGAAGTCGACGTGCGAGATTTCCTCGTCGATGTTGTCGCAAAGAGCGATTAGGCACTCGCGAACGGTGTCGCGCGCGGCGCTGCCTGCGGTCGAGCGCGGGTCGTGCAGTTGGCTGATGTGCGCCTGCTCGGCAGGGGAGAACTGGTGGCTGTTGGCGTCGACGGTGACCAGCGCGTCAACCGTGATGCCGCCCGAGGATTCGAGAACGCGGAACTGTGGCATGTTTGCACTCCATGAGCCGCCGGGGTGGCGGGATGGAGTGCAATGTAATCATTGCTTAACTGAATGTCAAGCAATGCTGTATTTTATTTTGTATGCTGTATACCTATTCAGTTGTTGGGAATGGGTATTTTTAGCTCCGTAAGGGCGCGAGTCGCCTTGCTGTGTTCTTCGCGGGCATCGGTGAGTGCTCTGTTGACGCGCCACCACTCGGCAGACCATTTGTTGTCAATGTCCGATTGCTGCATGGTTTCCAGCTCGGTGCAGCGCCGGGTAGGGATGCGGTGAAAGCGGCATCGCTCGATCTCTTTGAGTATTTCCGTTGTTTCCGCGACGCGGTTGGGTTCGTTGTTGGCAAGCTCGGTGCGAAGTTTTTTCACCAAGTCGTCGGCTTCTTTGTAGCGGCGAATCGCCAGCTCTTTGGTGTTGGCTGCCTTGGCGGTTTCGGTAGATTGCCGCGCGGCCGTTGCGCCGCCGTCGCCGATGCTGCTGCTGCGCAGATTGATTGAGGTTTTTTGTCCGCCGCAGTCGCTGTCGCTGAATGTCACCTTGCCGGTGCTGTCGACGCACTTTTGAATCGTTTGCGCTGGGGCATGTGACGCAATCGCAATCGCTATTGCGCCAAGAATGGCTTTAAGCCTTGATGGTGGGCCGGTCGGTGCGACGCAGGCGCAAGCGTCGATGTCTGGCCGCGTCGCGTTCAATGTCTTCTGCCAACAGTTCAAGTTCTTCAATGTCGAGCTCCTCTATCGCTTTCAGTGTCCGCTGACGAGCGCGCCCCTCCCGTGACTGGCTTTCATAGTGTGGCGCAGGGTCTTGTTGTGCCGCGTGTTGGCTGGGCGGATTGAGTGGGTAGGGTTGCGCGCTGTCCAGGAGGTAGCGCGAAAGCGGCTTTCCGGTGTGTTTGGCGACGACGGGCAGGTAGCGCTTCTTGATGCGCCCGGTCTTGATCCAGTTAGAGATGGCCTGATTGCTGATGCCGCATTCTTGGGCAAGTGCGGCGCGATCAATGCCGCTGCCTTTGCTGAGATCGGCGGCAAGGATGGCGGCGAGTTGTGATGCGTCGGATTCCATGCCGCCATTGTTTGCCCCGCCAACCCGTTCAATCAATGCTTGATTACATGTAAGCAATGCTGTACTATGCTCGCCATGAGCCAAAAGACCGCATTGCAGCGGGCCGTCGACCTTATGGGCGGCCCGGCGAAATCCGCCGAAATTCTCGGTGTGAGTGTGACCGCGATTCATGCGTTTCTCAAGACGGATGGGCCGCAGGCGAGACCGTTGCCGTTGGAGCGCTGCCTGCAGGTTGAGCGTGCCACCAACGGCAAGGTGCGCTGCGAGGATTTACGCCCTGACATTGATTGGTCGCGCCCGGCGGCGGAGCCTTTGGCTGCGGCGGCGAGCGATGCGGCGCCGATGAAGGAGGCCGCATGAAGCGCTGGCTGATTCGTTGTGCTGCACGTTTGCTCCGGCCGGTGATCGCGGAGGCGATGAAGCCGCCGCCGTTTGATGCTGAGGAAAGTAGGCGGCTGGCGCGCGCGCTGGTGAATGAGTTGAAGGAGGCAGGTGTGTTTCTGCCTCGGTCTAGCGCCCTTAATGAGGGTGATCGGTGAGTAGTGCTTGTATCTCTTCCGCAAGCGCGGGGCTGTGCCTTGCGAGCGATGAGAAGAAGTCTTCGCCGAGCGCTTCGGCATTGATTGATGGTTGTCGCAATAGCGCGCCGAAAAGCGCTAAGACAATCTTTGGGGCGTCGATTGGTGCTTCGTTTTCCATGAGCGTTCCTATGGTGGGTGAGTGGAGTCCCCATTGTAGGAACGCTCGCCCCGTCATTGGCCGCCGCCCGGCAGTGGGTGGCCATTACTCCCGCGCACAAAGTCAGAGCGTTGTGCTGCGCGTGAGCCCTGCTGCGATTCTGCCCCCGGTTAGGTCTACGGGAATGCGTAGCGCCTCCTTCAACAGCGGTTGCGCCCGGCACCGCACCAAGCGCTCGGCCGGGCTTCGATTTGTCATTCAGCGCGCTGTTCCACTGCAACGCAGCGCGCTGACCTGTGCCCTGACGCATGGCCTGCGTGGGGCTTTTTTTATTGGTGGTGTGGCTGCATGGGTGTGTGCTCATGTGGCCATTTTGTTTTTCGGGCTGGGTGATGTCACTCCTTGCGGTTCTCTGATTTGGGGAACGGCGGGGAACGGCGTTGCCGGCCGCTAACAGCGAGAGGTGCAAGGTGCAGCAACAGGCGATGTTTTACGAGACGGTGGACGAGGTGCTGGTGGCCACTGTCCAGGCGATCGGTGGTTACAAGGCGGTGGGGGCGGCCCTGCGCGGCGACAAGGAGCCCGATGCGGCGGCGACGTGGCTGCGCAACTGCCTGAACCCGAACAAGGATGAGCGGTTGAACCCGGAGCAGGTGATTCAACTGGTGCGCATTGGCCGCGAGAAGGGGGTGCACTACTACGCGAACTATGTGGCGCAGACGTTGGGTTACACCGCGCCC